AACTTATCAGTCATATAGTTCTTCTCTCCAGATAATGGATTTGCAATAACTATAGGAGACTCTAAAGGTGGGGCAACAATAACAGAGATGTCGTCCTCTGTAATGTTATCTACTCCCGTTGTAGGGTATGCGTACGATCCTCTTACATTTATTCGTCTTGGAGGATTAAGATTATCCGTCCAGAATAATAGACCGTCAATTAAGTCGATACCGTTTACTAGATACTGAGTATCAAAGTTTAATACAGTGGTAGATATTACGTGATATATAAGTGTACTTGTCCTGTCGTTGTAAGACAGAACCATATCTACATTCCCTGGATCTGTTACGAACCAGTATATTGTCTCGTGCTGGCTATCTTCGTACGCTCCAATACATCTTGCGTCAGTAGAAAGTTCTTGACCTTCATACAGTATAGTCACTAACTTGGTGTTACCTAATGAGTTCTCAATAGCACCAACGCTATTGTTTTCAGTAGATCCTATCCTTATATTTAACGCGTCAATATATTCTCCATCTGGAAGAACTCTCTCGTCAAGCGACTTATTCATTCTTCCTTTAAGGAACGTAGTATTTAAATCCATACCTATTTAATCCACTTATCTTTGCCCCTCATATTCATCAATAATCTTCCAGGGTGTATGTTACTCAATCTTATCTTTGCGTTTCTTAAAAGGGCTGTCTTCTCTTTCTTAGCTCTTTCAATTACATACTGCTGAACTCCGTACTTGTTTGTAAGCACGTTGTACTTAATGTATGCGTACAAGAACTCCTCAGCCATCTTGTTTATAGTAACCTCAGAGTCGTCTCCTCCCTCCATACCGTCAGTAACATACTCAAGTATACAAAGCTGACCAGCCATACCTGATCCAAAGTTTATAACACCTGACTTCTTGTCTATTCTGTACGTAGGGTTTACGTTTGCAGTCTCTGTATTCAAGCCAAATCTTGCCCCGATAGTGTGGTTGAAGTACCACTTACCGTCAAGGTTGTATCCTTCCATACCGTTAAAATCACCGTCACCTAGGTAGATGCTCTTGTTTAACTTATGTATTCTGTCGTAGTCTAATATAGACGTACCCTCTAACACGTTACCATCCTGATCGAACAATACTCTACAGCTGTTATCCTGTAGGTACGAGTTACTGTAGTTGGTCTGAATGTTCTCAGTCAGTGGTCTTAACACACCGTCCTTGTACAATGATATTCTTACGTAGTTAACGTAGTCTGGTGGAAGTACTAACTTAAGGTCGTCACATATACTAAGCTCCACGATCTTAATCTCTTTCAAGGCATCGTAGTTCAACTCCTGAATTCCTCTCTTTGCGTGAAAAAGGATCTCGTACTTGTCAACGTTATTAACAAGCTTATGATTACCTACATACATCAACATAAAGTTGTTAACTATATCCTTTAGTGATACATACTGGTACGTCCCCCAGTTTTCATTCTCTGGAGAGTTTCCAGCGTTCTCATAGTATTGATAGCCAGTTAAGTATGCCATAATTATTGTTGTTGACTAAATGTTGGTTGTTCGTGTTGTTCTTGACCTAATGCGTAAGCAGCAACCTCTTGCTCTCTTATTGATATTCCAGCGTACTGAAGTATCTTCATAGCTAGCTTGTACTCGTCCTCTGCAGGAAGCTGAAAGTCTTGATAATCTGGTTGAGACTGATCAAACATCGGCTCACCATTTGGAAATGTAAGGTACGTCCACTTAGGATCCTTAGGATAGCTAAAGTAGGTGCATCTTATATCATAACCGTTAGTATCATTTATAGTATCAGGATACAGCCTTAAAAATGTAGCATTCAAATTGTCGCTCTCGTAAGTGTAACAAGGGTATAGAAGTGATGGTCCTGTCAAATTTGAGTCCGAAAGCATCATTATCTTATCGCTAGAAACCTTATCAACTGTAGCTATTCTACTGCCTGAACTGTTAAGGCAGTCAACCCTAAGTATCATATACGCCTCAGTCCCTGTTGTACCAATAGTTGGTACACTCCACTCGTTATCCTGTATGTTTGTAAGGTTTGCTGTAACTAAGAATGACTCAAGAGTCTCGGCTAGTGGCTGCTCAATATCAGCATACCCTGTCCCTGACATACGAGCATTCTCCATATTGATGGTCTTGTTATATGAAGAGTAGTACTCCTCGTATATTTCCATCTGTGCCTGCTTGGCATATAGGTTAAAATCAGCAGGTGTTATATAGCCGTAGTTATTCTTATTTATAACAGATAGAACTGTATTTCTAACTGAGTTTATCATATTAAAAACTTTTTACAAAGATAATAAAAAAAAGCACTCTGATTAGAGTGCCTTTAGCTTTCCTTAAGAACAAAAACAATTACGCAATAGCTATTCCAGAAACAGCGAACGGTAATAATGTAACATCGTAAGTTACTTTTGTCCATCCCTCTCCTAATGCTGCAACAACAGCCGCTTCAATAGCGTCTCTCTCTGTTTCAACACCAGCACCAGCAGTAGCGTGAGTGATAGTAACAACTTTACCTCCACCGTAAGTGATGGTAACAGTAGTAGTCGATGCTTGCTCGATAAGTTTAATGTCTGTAGCAGATACAATTTGAAATTGCTCTCCAGTTACAGGGATACTTAAAAATTTTTCCATTTTTATCTTTTGTTTATGATTAATAATCTTTGCAAAGATACTAAAAAAATACTAATCTAAATGGCTCTCAAGCAGTCTAAGTGTCTCAATTCCATCATCTGACTTCAGGTGTGATGCCAAGATGAATAAGTGATTCTCACCGTAAGGAACTGTTAACAATTTCTTCTTGTTTGTCTCAAGGTTGAAGTATACATCTCTACCTTTATTTTTAAGCCTCAACACGTCCTGATCAAATAACTTAGCGCAGGTGTTTTGCAACTGTAACATTGGATCATTCAGCAACTCCATAAACTTATAAGGATATGATCTTGCGTAAACAAGCACGTCTCTCTTAAGCTCAGCAGTTGACATCTTGTCAATCTTACCTCCCAATACAACCCTAGCAACAGCCTCAAGCATATCAACCGTAAGGTCTCTTGCTGCTAACTGTGCATCCAACTCTGTAGTTAATTTGTCAAACTGTGCAGACGCGTCCTTCTCTGTATTTACTTCCTCAAATATCATCCCGTTTCCTGGGTGATACTCTAAGAATTTTTGTAGTACTGGATTTGTTTTAGATACAGTTAATGATCCGTCAACAAATACAATAGGCTCTAAAATAGCAGAACCATCCTGCTCATCCTCGAAAGGTGTCTTCTGGTTTCTTGCATATCTAAGTGGTCTGTTTGATTTTCCGTCAAAGTAGTATAACGGACTTCTTGAAGTGTTCTTCGATGTCAACATATATGACAACGGAGTGTTTCTTTTTTTTAATACGTAGATTCTATCTACTAATGCAGTTTCTTTACTCATTTGATATAATTTAATTTGTTAAAAAAATAACAGGGAGAGTATTTCATCTCCCTGTTGGGTAATTATTTATTATTAGCTATTAGCTTCGAATAAGAAGAAGTTGTTAGCACCTAAAGTACATAAAGCTCTTTCTGATAAGAAGTGTACCTCCATAGCATCTAAGCTAGAGTTAGAAGCACCACCAGCAGAACCAGTAATCCAAGTTTTGTAACGACGATCTTCAGTTTCAGAAGCTCTGTAACGTACGTGTAAGAATGGTCTCTTAGCGTTTTTACCTAATACTTGGTCATAAACAGTTGTAGATCCAGCAGGAACTAACACACCATTGATAGCACCACCAACTACTCCACCACGTGTAGCAGCATCGTTTAAGTATTTCCAGTCAGTTTTGTAGAAGTCGTAACCTCTTCTGAATCCTGTAAACCCTAAGTTCAAAGCCATATCTTTATCGTTATCGAATAGACCGTAAGATGTACCACCAGCTCCGTAAGAGTTTTGAGCAGCTAACATATCATCGATATCGAAAGAGAACTGACGGTTAACGAATAACACATTCTCTTGGATAGCACCTTGCTTGTCAAGACGTTGGATAATAGTATCGAAGTCAGACAATGTAGTTGGGTTACCACCACCCCATACGTTTCCTCTTTGAGAAACTGAGTAGAATAAACCTTCAGATCCTTTGTTACCAACAGCAGATTGGTTAGCAGCTCCTGAACCAGACTCAGCAGGTACAGCTTCGATCATAGCCAACTCTAAGTAATCCTCAAATCTCAAACGAGTTTCGTGCTCTGATTTGATGTACCATAAGTAACCTGTAGCTCCGTTCTCAGAAGTAACCTCAACCCATCCGATTTGAGCCATATCTGAACCAGATACTGCATACTTATCTTTGATGATGATTGGGCTGTTCTCTAAGATCAAGTCATCAGCCTCTAAAGACTCAACCATTCCTTCAGTTCCTTTTCTGAACTCTGAACCGTAAACAAATGCAGTTACAACATCAGAAGTACCAAATGTTTGACCACCAGCCTCGTAGTAAGCTACATCAAAAGTTCCAGCAGCGTA